ACAAAGAAGAAACTGGGATATACACCGCTAAGATTAATGAACTTAGTGGCACTATTGCTGCAAAGGATAGTGCCCTCGCTGATACAGAAACTAAACTGACTCAGCAAAAAGCTAAGAATTTTGATTTGGCGATGCAGTTACCTGCGGGTGACAATCAACCCAACGCTGATACGAATGAACGGGAAGTAAATTCCAATAACATTCGTGTCAGCGATCTTTTTAGTGAAGATGTGAGAAATCGCCATGCCCTCAGATGATCGCCCACTTGTTGAGCGTTTTACCAATATTGACTGGCTTAATGCTGTTCGCAATGAAGCCGGCCTTGATTATCAAAATCGAATTCCCGAAGCCACACAGGCTAATGTTCAGGATGTTATCCAGAACCTTTGGGGATATAAATCATACATGAACCAATTCATTGACGTTCTTGTCAATCGAATTGGTCTTGTTCTTTTTGCCGAATGGTCTTGGAGTAATCCTCTCGCTCCCCTTAAGCGCGGTATGCTTAACTGGGGCGAGACTATTGAAGAGATCATGGTTGGCCTTATTGAAGCCGACGAATACGATGCTGACCGAGATGAACTTGAAAAAGAAATCTTCGGCGCAAAGATTCCCGAGGTTCAGGCTAACTATCACAAGGTTAATCGTCGTAACCGTTACAAGCTGACGATTAAGGAACCACTGCTCCGTAACGCATTTCTTACTCCGAATGGTCTTTCTGGTTTTGTTTCCCAGTTGATGGGTTCTATCCAGAAGTCAGATCAGTATGACGAATACCTGCTTATGGCAAATCTGTTTAAAGAAATGGATTTTGCTACTAAGTCCCCCGATGGTACGGACGGATTCTTTAACGTTCACGTCGATGACGTTTCTGATGAGGGTTCGACTCCTGATCAGTCTAAGTTTATGCTTCGTCGTATGCGTGAATTTAGCCGTACTCTTCAGTTCCCATCGCGGCTTTATAATCCTGCTGGTATGCACCAGGCTGTTAAACCGGATGATCTTATCCTGTTTACTACTCCTGGCGCTGAAGCCGCAATGGATGTTGAAGCGCTTGCTGCCGCATTCAATATTGAATACTCGCAGTTTAACGCTCGTCGTTTTGTGCTTCCTCTTGACCACTTTGGTATTGAGGGATTCCAGGCACTTATCACGACTAAGGAATTCTTCGTTGTAGCCGATCAGCGAATCGACACTACTTCGCAGACTAATCCTGCCGCACTGTTTACGAACTATTGGCTGCACCACTGGCAGGTAATTTCTGCTTCACGGTTCGCACCAATCGTGATGTTTAACAGTTCTCGCCCGTCTACTGTTCTTAGCGTTCCGGATCCAATTGTGACTGACATTACCGCATTTACGGTTGAGCATGCCAATGGTTCTGCTGCTGCTAGTGTTGTGAACCGTGGTGAGATTTACAATGTTCGTGTTGAAGCGGTTAGCACGCCTCCGGGTCTTTACTCGGTTAGGCTGTCGCTTGAGGGTAAGAAATCTATCTTTACTCGTATCGAGAACAACGGTGCTATGTATGTTGCTCCTGACGAGACGGCTGATACTCTTACCATTCGTGCTACTGCTGTTGACAGCGAGGATATTCCTCAGTTCAGCGAAACCACAACTCGTACTGTTGTCGGTGAACTGATTGTTCCTTGGCCGCATCCTGAAGTTATCGATGATGTTGATAATGATGGTATTGAGGAAACCACTCCAACGGCACCAACCTTTACCGCGCCGGATCAGATTAAAGTTCCGAATTCGACGCGCGTTGATTACAAGGATGGTGCTACAACCGTTAACGGTACTACCGTAACGATTACCGGAGCATCTGGTGCAACTAAAACCATCATTGCCACGGCTCGCGCTGGTTGGGAATTGAAGGCTGGCGCTACCGCGTCTTGGGTGTTTACTAAGGCGTAGATAAGAATCCCGTAGGGGATGGTATTGAAGGTTTTCCCAGTACCTCGCCAACATCATCCCCTACGGGCCTTATCATTAAGGTTTATGATGCCTCAACCAATGTCTGTTCCTACAGAACTTAATCGTGTACTTTATATTGGTAGCGATAATCTGTGGGCTCTCCGTCGTACTGATACTAGTGGTGCCCCAATTGTTCCCACGGATGCTAAGGCTCAGATTCGTAGTGCTACTAACGGTGATCTTTGGGTTGAATGCGTTATTACTATCGACAACGTGAATGGCTGGCTTTATATTCATGTCGAGGAAGATGCTACTAAAGACGCTGTGTGGACTCAACGTATTCTTGGTAAATGGGATCTTGAAGCCATTACCGATGGTGTAAAATATCGTTGGGTTTATGGTGACGTAGTAATTTCACAGGAAGTCACACTCTCATGACTTTACTTGAAATCGGTAATATTCTCGTAACTACCGAAGTAATCGTAGAAAAAACAGAAGTAATCGAAATTGCCTCTGTTGCTGGCACTCCTGGTCCTAAAGGTGATAAGGGCGATAAAGGGGATACTGGCGCTGCTAGTACTGTTCCCGGTCCCCCTAGTACTATTCCTGGTCCTAAAGGTGATAAAGGCGATAAGGGAGATACCGGCGCTGACAGTACTGTTCCCGGTCCCCCTAGTACTATTCCTGGCCCTAAAGGTGATAAAGGTGATAAGGGAGATACTGGCGCTGACAGTACTGTCCCCGGTCCTACAGGATCAAAGGGTGATAAAGGTGATACTGGTGCTTCACCTGTTCTTAGTACAACAAGCCTTAGTTCAGTTCTAATTGGTGCTGTTGGACAAGTAAAAACGTTTACTCTTGATACACCAACCGATTTTAAAATCGGTATGGTTATTTCTGCTGTTCGTACAGCATCACAACTTAACTTTTATATTGTTGGCATTATTACAGCCATTAGCCCAACCTCTGTAACAATTACAACAATCACGTCAAAAGGTACTGGAACATTTACAGATTGGATTATTGATCTTGCTGGTCGTGAAGGTCAAATTGGTCCAGCATTTACTCCTACTTGGGTAGATTATATTCCTACTACGACTAATGTTACAGGAACCCCTGCTACTATTGCTCGGTATATGCTTGTCGGTAAACTTTGTAAGGTACGTGTACGTGTAACACTTAATGGAGCAAACTTTGGTACCACACCTACATGGACACTACCCGTTGCTGCATCAGATGCTCTTGTTCATGTTGTTGGTCTTAGCCAGATGAGGACTACTAGTGGTAGTAAAGATCACCAAGGTTTTGTTCGCTTGAATGGTGATAACACTTGTCGCCCTACTGTTGTTGATACTGCTAGTGCGACTCTTAGCGGTGCTGGTTTTGTCAGTGCTACTCAACCATTTACATGGGCTGTCAATGATTACCTTGAAATGAACTTTGAGTACGAGGCCGCATAATGGGTGTTGGAATTTACGGTCCGCCGAATGATTATGATTTCGGACTTGATTTCGATTATTCGGTGTGGGTTCCCAACACTAAAGTTGATCTTGTTAACGTGTCGTGGAACAATGACTATCGAGACGTAGTTAAATTTACATCACGAACCACACTTGATAGTTATATTGATTCCCTTGAACCTACTGGAATCAGGATTGAACAACTTTCTTACGTTAAAGTTAATGAACCCGTACGTATCCAGATCCCATTTAACAGAGCTATAAAATACAATTATCTTCGAGCATCAAATCCCTTGCAACCCGTACCTTTTGATGAACGACGTAATTTCTATTACTTTATTCTTGATGTCAAATATGTTGCACCAATGACTACTGAATTGGTTCTGCAACTTGATGTGTTCCAAACGTATATTTACGATGTAGAACTTGGTCGCTGCTATGTCGAGCGTGGCCACATTGGCATTGCTAACGAAAATCAATTTGCTGGTTACGGTCGCAACTATCTAACCGTTCCAGAAGGTCTTGATATTGGTGGTGAATATCGCGTTCAAATGGTGCGTAGTCATTGGATTATGTCTCCAACACCTTTTGGTTCTGAATCCGATAAATTGCCGGGTGCCATTCCTGGTCGCTATAAAGGGTTTGATTTGCTTGTTATTTCGACTATAGATTTAGAAGCCGATCCGGGAACTATTGATGCGCCAATTCTTGTAACTGCCAAGGGTGGTGCTTTACACGGTACTTTTCATGGTGCGGCTATTTATATATTTACACCAAATCAATTTAGTGCATTTATGGTTAAACATCAGACTAAACCTTGGGTTACTCAAGGTATTATTTCTGTAACAATGATTCCTAAATATACTAGATATGTTCCGGGATTTGATTATTCAGATGAAATAGATATGGGAGCACCAGCACTTTATGAATTTCCGCATAGTGTAAACCATACTATGCAGAATAATTGGCGTGATTCTGATGAGTTTGAGCAGGCTCTTACGCCGCGTTATGCTCATCTCAAAAAGTTCTATACATATCCATATATGGTTATCGAATTTACCACATTTAATGCTACACCTATTGTTCTTAAACCTGAGTCATGGAATAATGCTCATGCTGAGGTAATGGAACGCGCTAGTATGGTTCCTCCTGGCGCCCGCGTTGAATTCACACCTCGTTGGTATAATTCAAAATATAGTAGTGTTAATCAAATTGCTGATGATCTTTGGCCTCTATATGAGGGTTACGAAGATGAAAAAGGTGATGACTGGGGAGAATATATTGACATTGTAACCCAGATCGCTAATTTTCCCACAATGATTATTGTCAATAATGGGGCTATTGGTTACCTTGCATCCAATACACATGGCATTGCGTTTTCTCGAGGTTCTGCTGATTGGACACAACAACGTGCACTCGGATTGAATCAGGGACAATATGATATTGCTACTCAAGCGATGCATACTGCTATGGATTTATCCGGTATTGGCGTTAATGCTGATATCTCACAAACCGCCAACGTAAACCGAACACAAGCCGCTCAAGCTGTTGGTGAAACTATCTCAGGATTAATTGGTGGTGCTGCTGGTGGTGCTGCTGGTGGTATGGGTAAAGGTGGTGCTCTTGGTGCTGCTGTTGGTGCTGCCGGTGGTGTTGGTGGAGCAATCGTCGGAGCCGTAAATACTGGAATTGGTATTGCGGCAAATGATGAAGCATTGGCTATTAGAAATCTCCAAGCCGGCGATACTGTAAGAGCACAGAATAAACAGTCCGGAATGGTAAGAGACACTAATAAAGGTCTTGCTGATTGGGCTGCTCGCGGCGATTATGCTAATCAAATTGCTGGTATCAATGCAAAAGTTCAAGATGCGGCAATGATTCAGCCTACTACTAGTGGTCAAATGGCTGGTGAAACAATCAATATTTCCAATGGTGGAATGCAAGTTTCTGCTCGCTGGAAAATGTTGGATCCTGCTGCTATTAGAAATGTTGGCGAATTCTGGCTTCGTTACGGTTATTCGATTCGGGCTAGTATTGAAATGCCTAAATCACTTATGGTGATGACGAAGTTTACGTACTGGAAAGTATCAGAAACTTACATTCGTGCGGCCACTGTTCCTGAAGGTTTTAAACAGGTTATTCGCGGTATTTTTGAAAAGGGTGTAACCGTATGGGCTAACCCTAAAGATATTGGCTTTATCGACTGGGCAGATAACAAGCCACTACCTGGAATAAAATACTAGCATCACAGATGCTTTTATTCAATGGAGATTAATCATATGAGTAAGAAACGTGGTACGCCAGCTGATGCAATTTATGCGTCCCATATGTTCGGAAATTATGGTTCGTTTAATGCTAATTCAGGAACGATCCGAGAATCGGCTATTGCTGCAATGCTTGGTCGAATTCTTACCGATCTTGCTGCGAACCGTTTTAAATGGGATGGTCTTCCGGAAAGCGTTGATCCACGTTTCCTAGAACTTTGCCTGTTCTACAACGGATTATCGATCTTTTACAAGGATTTTAACTATGACAAACTCCTCGCAGTCAAAGGTGCTGGTTTTGGTTACAATAACGTTCTTGATAATCCTACTAGTTTTAGTGTTGTCGCTCCTGGTCAATCAAGTGATTCCCAGTTTGGCTATCTGACAATTTCGGCTTATAACCGAGTTAGCGATTCCGATAAGACTGCTGAGGAAAAACAAAGAAAAGCCATACCGATTTGGGCTAATTATCTTCGTAAGCCCGATCACGACATCGTTAACATTTATGCTACAAGACTTGCTACTGCTGATCGTACCCTTGAGATTAATTCAAAGAACGCTCGTCGTACTAAGGTGATTAAAGGATCTCAGCAAACGAATCTTTCACTTGTGAATATTGCTCGTCAAGTTGATGCTGGTGAAGAACTTATTCAATTGACCGGTCCATTGCAGGATATGGATTTTATGGATGTTCTTGATCTTGGTATTGATGGTGAATCTTTTGACAAGTTAAGTATTCTTCGCGGTCGCTGGTGGAATGAATGCATGACTTTGCTAGGAATTGATGCTGCTAACCAGGATAAGAAAGAACGACTCGTTGTTGCTGAGGTTGGTGCTAATGATTCTCAGGCTGATTCAATTAGATTTGTAAATTTGCAGGCTCGACAGTTTGCGTGTGAGCAAATTAACGAAGTGTTCGGACTTGAAGTTTCTGTAGATTATAATATTGAAGTTGAGCAAAAGGCTCAAATGGCTGAGGCTCAAGCACAGGCTACAGCGGCTAGTGATCCTCATAAGGATGAGGGGAGTGAGGAATAATGGCTACTTATACCATGCTCCTCAAGGATGCTATTGAAAATCTTTATGGTGAGACTATGGATCGTTCTGATTACGATCAGAAATACGAGGTTGTAAAATATAAGTCAGATACTTACGGTCGTCTTCCTGTACTCGATGATAATGGTTTGCTTATTGGACTCGGCTATTACCCTATTTTTGATGAGGATTATCGTAAAGTTCTTAACGGCAAAATCATCGACGAATACTACAATCGGGAAATTTGCACAGAAACGATCGACAATTTCAAGTTCTATCTTCGCAAAAAGATGGATCAGATTATGCCCTATTACAACAAATTATATGCGAGTGAACAACTCGAATATAATGCGTTGGATACAATGAGTATTAAAAGTACCCGTTCTGGCAAACTTACAGCGAAAGGCGAATCTACTGAAAGTAATGTTACAAATAGCGAGAATGATAGTGCTGGTCGCGTAGTACAATCTAGCACACCTCAAACTATGCTTGCTGGCAATGCTGATTATGCTAGTGCTGCATCTGATTCCAACACAAAGAGCAACGTTAAAGCCGATTCTAATCAGAATAGCGAATCTAATTCTGAAAATGAGACTGAGGCTGAATCTCTTGTGACGGGTTACCAGGGTATTGCATCCGACTTGATTATGCGTTATCGCAATAGTCTACTGAATATTGATGCAATGATTCTTCATGATATTGAAGACTGTTTTATGCTAGTGTTGAATAATGGAGATTCATACTCTAGCGAACTATTTTACGGATGGTATTAAAGTGTCTATTCCTAATGTTTCCAACACTACTCCGCCAATCCCACCGTACATGCCTCCCGGTGGACCAATGCCGAATATCACGCCTTTTACTTTCCGTGATGGATGGACATATCTTGAACGTTACGAAAACCTCGTAAAGTACATTAACCGAGTCATCATCCCATTCGTCAATGACAACTATACAGAACTTGCTGACACCTTTGTTGAACAAGTAAATTTGCTTATTGATGCAGTCAATAAGGCAATCGAGGACATTCTCAATAGTTCTATTGAAATTCAGGATCCACTTGTCGCACAGATTTTTAATGATCCTGCATCCGATACCCGTGCTGTTACTGATGTATTGTATGCTGCTAAGAGTGTTGTAGATTCAATCGCTGATACCATTAACACTGGTCGGCTTAGTGATACTGCACTTGAGGCTAAATACGCTCTAGACACAACTGTTCAAGTTATCGAAGATTTGGTGAATACTGGTCGGCTCAGTAAAACTCAACTTGATGCGACTTATGCTCTGAAATCTGATCTTGATGCTTTCACGGATATTGTTACTCAGGGTTATTTGGCTAAGACTGCTCTGGATAAGAATTATCGCTCGTACAACACTGCTGGTGGTTTTAAAAAGCGTGTTGTTCATAATCTTGTTTATCAGCATGCCGATTGGGCTGCGGCTTACGCATTGTGGGGTTCACTATTCCCACAGACATTTGCTATTGATGATGTTGCTGGTGAGATTTTCACCATGAGTGACAGCGGCATCGTTTCCGTATACGATTGGACAACCGGCGCGTACAAGAATGCGTGCTTTAAGTTGGCTGGCGTTGCTGCTGTTAATCAATCGCTAGTTGTTCGTTACATTAGTGGTCAGCGCTACCTCTTTGTTCGTAATAGTTCAACCCAATTCGCTCGATATAACATCACTATCCTACCCGTCGGTCAAGTTACCGTTACTGCTGCTACCACTTATGCTATTTCTTCCATTAGTGACTTTGGTTTCTGGGATGGTGAATGGTATATTGGCTCATTGCAAAGCGATAACGGTTCCAACACATTTAACGAACGCGGTAAATTCAACCGTTACGCGGCAGATCTTGTAACGTATCGCGGCCTACTCTTAATTGATTCTATGCGTTATGGTGGCTCAGTGGGCGGTGGAATTTACCAACAGTCTGCATTTCCTAAGTCACAAGGTTTTGCTGCTGGTCCTGGCGTTTTCGGTGCCACTATTGGGGGAGGGTGGGATATCAATATCCCGCCGGCTGGTACAATTAACGATCCTTACTATTATCAAGGCGTGAGAGTTTTTGATTCGGCTGGTAATGTTATTGCTGATAGTCTTGTTTCAGCGCAGACGATGCTTAACTACTTTTCTACTAAAGGATATCAGCCAAACCATGTAGAGACTGAGGGAGTGTCCTATGCTTATGGACATTTCCATTCACTATATGCAATTGCTTCCTCTGGTACTGCTGCCGCACAAATTGGTGGATTTGTTATCATGGAAGAATTTAGTACTGCTGATGATGCATATGATTTTTCGCCTAATGCTGTTACTTGGTCTAATCCTAACATTGATAAAGTACAGTCTCAGTTGCAGCCAATGCGTCCTGACCAGAAAATTATCAATCTGGCTACCAATGCTGCACTAACGTCTATTGCAGATATTTTTGATTACATGCGAGGCGTGAATCAACATCAACTCAATTTCTACAGTACTTATTCCGATATTGTTATGGGTGATGGTGTTGGACAATTCCCTACTGCTAGTTATATTGAATGTCGTCTTCTTTCGTCAACCAGTCTTCAGGTTAGATGTTCTAATCTGAACGGTGTAACAACCTATACTTATTGGTGGGATGGATCAGTATGGCGTTGGACTCCTAGTGATACTGGCTGGACTGATATTGTTCTGAATGCTGGTTTTGTTGTTCAGAATGGTGAAACTCCGCAAGTACGTCTACGCAATGGTTGGGTTTCTTTTAGGGGAACCCTTGGCAATGCTACAATCGTTGCTGCAACTGCTGTTGATATTGCGACTCTTCCTGCTTTGTATCGTCCGGTATTGCGTAATGCCGGTGGAAATATGATGTCGTCTGCTGCTGCAACTATGGCATCTGTTCTTATTGCGGCTAGTACTGGTGTTATGAATCTCCGTCCAAATACAGCGTTGGGAACGTATTACTCATTCGCATCTATTGCACCTTATTTGATCGCACCGTAAATGGGCGAACCGAAAAGTGTTTCCGTTTATGGAGACCAACTCATGATATTGATGGATGATAAGCGTCGTATTCTTGCTTATCCCACTGGTAAAGGTGTTTGGCTTGTAAACGGAGATAATGTACCACCTGCTCCCGGTGGCGGATCATATTCTTGGCCTTTTAATCCGGACACCACGGTTACAAGCGAATATGGTCCGCGCACTGGGGGAGTAGGTACATTTCATGAGGGTATTG